CCGGAAAGACCGTTTCAGCCGCCTTCGATGGCATGGTTGAGGCATCTTTCTCAATCCAAAACTCTGGTGCGGTTACAGAAGCAACAGCCTAATCTAGGAGGCAACCGTGGGATTAGCTAAAGAGCTAAGAGGTAGGCGCAAGATAGAGCGCCGCGAGATTTCTGTTCCAGCCTGGGCAGATGAAAGCGGCGAACCTTTCAAAGTCTATTGCAGGCCGATAACCTGCTATGACCTTAATGAGATACAAAAGCGGCATCCGAAAGTTTTAGAAGCTCCCACAGTGGCCTCAATGGTTGATCTAATTATTATGAAGGCCGAGGATGAGGGGGGTGATAAGCTCTTTACTTCTGCCGAGGATCGGATTGACCTAATGGGCGAGGAAACCCAAGTAATTTCCGCGATTGCCGAGGAGATGTTTGGGCAAATTCAGTCAGCGGAGGAGTTTGAAAAAAACTTCTAGCCGATCCGCTAAGGATGAATCTAATCGCTTTGGCTGATCGGTTACACAAAACCATAGAAGAGGTAGAGCAAATCTCGGTTAATGAATTCCACGAGTGGCTTGCCTACTTCAAGATAATGAGCGAGAAAGATGGCTGACGAAAACATCCGCATTAGATTAACCGCAGTCGATAAGACCCGCTCCGGCCTTGCCTCTGTTACCCGTGGACTGCGTTCAGTCACTAGCGCCGTTTTTTCTATGCGTACCGCTATCGCCTCGCTTGTTGGTGCTGGCGGTATTGGTCTTATTGTTAAACAATCACTCAGCGCCACGGATGCTTTAGGCAAGACAGCTAGGAGAATCGGCACAACCGCCGCAGACTTACGCAGACTGCAATTTGCCGCAGAGCTGTCGGGCCTGTCTATTGAGCAGACCAATATGGCCCTGCAACGCTTCTCACGGCGTGTCGCAGAAGCATCTAGGGGTACGGGTGAGGCGCAAGGCGTAATCCGTGAACTTGGCCTAGACGCAAAAGAGCTTGCAAACATACCGTTGAGCGAGGCAATGCTTGCGGTAGCTAACGCTATGGAAGGCGTACAAGGCAACACTCAGCAACTTAGAATCGCTTTTAAGCTATTCGACAGCGAAGGCGCTGGCATGGTGAATATGCTCAATCAAGGCTCAGAAGCCATGAGAGCAATGTTCAACGAGGCCGAGTCGCTAGGCATGATCCTTTCTGCGGAGGCTGTAGCGGGTGTTGAGGCCACGAATGACGCACTCACAAAGCTGGGCTACTTGTTTAGAGGCATAAGAGATCAGCTTGTAGCGGCACTGGCTCCAGCTCTGACGCAGTTCGCAGATTTTATTAAAACGTATTTATTAGAGCAGATTAATGCGCTGAATGGCGGTATTCAGGAGCTGGCAAGAAACACCATTGCTGACTTCTTGCGCGGACTTGGCGCAATGATAGGTGGTATTGGCTCAGGCATTCAGGCATTCGTTGATTTTGGTAACAGCATAGTTCATGTTGCCAATGCCATTATTGCTATTAGCAATCGCTTCTCTGATGGCTCGCCATTTGCAGAGATTCCGATGATCTCTAACCGCATGGCGATCAGCTTTCAGGGCGCACAGCAAAAGTTAGAAGAACTTGCAGACTCAGTTCAGAACGGCACAGCAGTGCTGTCACAGCATAATGACAGCGCGGAAGAAACCGTGAGCGTTTATGATCGCATAGCGGCGGCGATGCAGATGGCCCTAGACACGATCCCGACGATAGATCAGGCCATTACATCTTTCACCAAGGGCGCAATGAACAGCTTTACAGACGCCTTTACTTCGGCAATAACCGGAGCCAAGAGCTTTGCGGATGCCGTCAAGGATATGGCGCGCAGTGTGGTCAACTCACTCATCAAGATGCTCGTCCAGTATTACATCACCAAGCCTTTATTCGATGCCTTGACAGGATTTATAGGTGGAGCTGGCGGTGGTGGAGCGGCACCCACTGGACGCGCAGTTGGTGGCCCTGTATCGGCTGGCTCGCCTTACTTGGTGGGCGAGAATGGCCCTGAGCTATTTGTGCCTTCTGCTGGAGGGCAAATCGTTCCTAACGGAAGAATGGGCGGCGGTGGCGTTACAGTAAACCAGAACATCAACATATCCACGGGCGTAGCTCAGACAGTAAGGGCAGAGGTTGCCAACCTAATGCCGCAGATCGCGCAGACAGCTAAGGCCGCAGTAGCCGAAGCCAAGATGCGAGGCGGTAACTACAGCAAATCATTGGTAGGCGCATAATGGCGGCATTCCCCACAACGGTAGGCATCCAGAGCATGACCATGCGGTTGCGCTCTGCGGTAGCCATGAGCGAGTCACCTTTTAGTTATGACCAGCAGGTCTATCAGCACCAGGGCGTAAGATGGGAGGCAGAAGTCTCTCTTCCGGCAATGACCAGGGCGCAGGCTAAAGAATACGAGGCGTTCTTTGCGTCTCTTCGAGGCATGGCTGAGACATTCACGATGGGCAATCCACTGCACTCCACTACGGCGACAGGAACCATCAGCTCCGGCGCTGTTGGCGACACCTCTATCACGGCAAGCACAACCTCCGGCGTGGTCGCTGGTGATTATTTTGAAGTGAATAGCAGGCTCTACATAGTAACGGAAAGGACGGACGCATCTAACATAAAGATCATGCCGCCTTTGAGAGATGCCGTCTCAGTAAGCACAACGATGGACTTCACTCTTCCTGTGGGAACCTGGCGGTTGGCTAGCAACGAGATAGGTTGGTCGATTAATCAGGCCAGTCTTTACGGTTTTACTTTTGCCTGCGTTGAGGCGCTCTAATGTCTAGGTCACTAACTGCGGCAATGCAAGCGGTCGCAACCGCAGAGGTTGTAAGGCCTCTGATCTTTGTGGAAGCCTATTTCGACTCAAACGCACCGACAAGTTATTTATATCTGTGGTCTGGATTTGGGCAACTGACCTATGGCGGAAAAACGTATGTCGGAGCTGGCAACCTCTTAAACATTTCAAGCATTCAAGAGAATGTTGAGCTTCGGGCTAACGGCGCTCAGGTTACGCTGTCAGGGATCACAAGTCCTTTGTTAGACAAGGCAAAGGATGAGGACTATCAGGGCAGAGAGCTTATTATTAAGCTAGGCGCTATGGATGAGAATAATAGCGTCATTGCCGATCCTGTTATTGTCTTTTCGGGCTTTATGGACACCATGACGATAACGGATGGCGGCGAAACGGCCACGATTAATGTCTCTGTGGAGAACCGCCTTATTGAGTTTGAGAGAACCCGCGTCAGAAGGTACACGGACAACGACCAAAGGATTGAATATCCTAATGATGACGGCTTTGAGTACGTTGCCGAGATACAAGAAAAGAATATCGTATGGGGCGACAAGGATGCCAACCCAATCAGATACGACAACGGCGGCTATGCTTCGCCCTACGGCTTTAGAATTGGTTTTTAGGTGATCTTATGGAATTCGCGCACGAATCGTTTACCAACGTAAAAAATGAGATCAAGCCGCTGATCGAACAGCACTACCAGGAGATTGCGTTACATAAAGACAGCATACGGCTTAATCCAGACTGGAAAGGGTACGCTAGGCTTGCCGACCAGGGCGCTTTGCGCGTTTATACGGCTAGGGAAGATGGCGAGCTTGTTGGTTATTTTGTGATTATCGTTAATCGAAGCCTTCACTACATGGATCACCTTTTTGCTAACAATGACATCATCTTTATTAAGAAAGGACATAGAAAGGGAACGGCCGGCATTAAGCTAATCAAGTACGCCGTTGAAGAATTGAAGGCTGAAGGCGTTACTTTGATAAACATCAATAGCAAGATACACCAGTCTTTTGGCCCAGTTCTGGAGCGAATGGATTTTGCTCACATAGAGAACGTCTACTCCATAAAGGTTAATTAATGGCTATTTCGGCTATTGCAGGACTCGCGGCGCTAGGTGGCGCGGCTCTTGGTGGGCTTGTAACTAGCTTCGCCATTGGTCTTGGGTACTTTGCCCTTGGCGCTGGCTTGTCGATTGTTTCTAGGGCGCTAACACCAAAGCCTGATTTCAGCGGCATGATGCAAGGCGTGACCGGAACCGTTAGGGAAGCCGCGTCTACCCGAAAGGTTATTTATGGGAAATGCCGAGTTGGCGGGTCAGTTGTATTTCTTGCTAACGCCAATCAAAACGAATACTTGTATCTTGTCATTGCGTTTGCCGCTCACGAAGTAGAGGACTTTGAGGAGTTCTACTTTAACGACGAGCTGGTCTGGAGCAATGGCGTTTACCAGAGCGATTGGTCGAGCTGGGCGCTTATCAATTATTACGATGGCACCCAAACAACGGCTGACTCAACCCTAACAAGCGCGTCCATATTCTGGACATCAACTCACGTTTTAAATGGCGTGTCGTATGCGATGGTCAGGCTGAAATGGGACAAAGATAGAAAGAAGTTCCCTAATGGTGTGCCAAATATCTCGGCTGTCATTAAGGGCAAGAAAGTATACGATCCCAGGACTCAGACAACGGCTTACTCCAACAATCCTGCGCTTTGCGTGAGGGATTACCTGGTCAACACCTATTATGGTCTTGGCGAGGCGGCAAGCGTCTTAGACGATACTTCCTTTGAGGATGCCGCTGACATCTGTGATGAGCTGGTGGATTTAAGTGGTGGCGGCTCTCAGGCTAGATGGCGCTGTGATGGGGTTTTGGATACAGGATCAAGCATCAAGAACAACATTGAGGCACTGCTTGCCTCTATGGGCGGGAGACTTGGCTATTCCGGCGGTAAATACTTCTTGCAAGCCGCCGCCTATGTCACGCCGACGATTGATATAGACGAAACGGTCATGGTTGGCGAGATACAAGTGCAGACCAAGCAAAGCCGCAGAGGGCTATATAACGGCGTCAAGGGCGTGTTTTTGTCTGAGGAGGAAAACTATACGCTTTGCGATTATCCTGCTCAGATCAGCTCTACATACGCCCTAGAGGACGGCGATCCTATCTACTTGGATATGCCACTGCCTTTTGTGACAAACAACATAAGGGCGCAGAGATTAGCCAAGATTGCACTGTTAAAATCGCGTCAGCAGTTGTCTGTGACAGTGCCTTTGAATCTGGCTGGCTTAAAGCTCAAGGCTGGCGACTTTATCACGATAAGCAATATGCGCCTGGGAT